GGAAATGGAGAAGTACAAATATAGCGTTAACCCTGCTTATCTGCGGGAAATTTACAGAGTAGAGCTTGATGCTAACCAGCAATCGGCTCTTAGCTTTGCTGTACAAGGTAACCTCTACAAAGCTCTCGACACCTACGTTAAAGGAAACGACCATAAACAGCTAGTCAAACAATACGAACTTGCTGTCGATAAACTTGGCAAAAACTCTGATCAAGCTAAAAGAATTAAAAGTTTAATCTTTAATAACTTCAACACTATCCACCGCAACGTCAAACGAGACGCTATTGTTGAAACTGGTCTTTACAAAGACGAACGAATTAAGGACGCTTTGGAAAATGCTCAACTCTTTGATGAGCAAGCTTCAGGTCCTATCAGTCCAGAACGTCAGGGTATGTATGCCCAGGCTGCTAAACAAGATACTCCTCTTGCAAAACAAGTTCGGAATATCCTGGACATCGCTTAATCCACCCATTACTACTTATTTTGTACCGTAATGGCAACAACTGAAATTTTTTACAATGGTGATGATAGCACTACGCTATTTACCTTTCCATTTGAATACATTACAAAAGACGACGTTAAGGTAAGTATTAACGACGTTGATACATCTGAATACACTTACGCCAACGATACAACAATTCAAATGAACTCTGCTCCTACTGGGGGGCAGCGTTTACGCATTTACCGTTTGACTAATGTAGATGATCTGAAAGCTACCTTTGCTTCTGGTTCGTCTATTCGAGCCCAAGACCTTAATAATAACTTTCAGCAAAATAACTTTGCTGTTGAAGAACTTAGAAACTATTATTGGGACAACGAAATTGCTACGATTCATAGCGACGAAACGTGGGTAAGCTCTGATACTCAGATCGCCACTACCAAAGCTATGGATCAACGGTTTCTTGATGAAGCCGATGAAGTTATTCTTAGTTCAGAAACCTGGGCTAGTAATGATGATAGCGTTGCTAGCACAGCTTCTATTGACAACCGCATAGACAGTAAGATTGATACTGCTATCGAAGGAGACATCCTAATCGATGCAACTGGTCTTACTAAGGTTGCTGCTGGTGGTCAAGTTACTCTTGGTATTGGCGCTAATTCTGTTGATCTAGATCGGATTAAAAACTCTGACGTTGTTACCAGCTCTGAAGGCTGGCCTAATGATGATGAGACTATTGCTACAACTGCAAAAATCGATGATATGATCGATTCTGCTATTGAAGGCGATATTCTTATTGACGGTACTGGTCTGACTAAAACTAGCAGCGGTGGACAAACTACCCTTGGTATTGGTTCCGGTGCTGTTGATTTTGATCGAATCAACCCTGCTGATATCATTACTCAAGCTGAGCAAAATGCTGGTGCAGCTGAAACTGATACTAGCATCTTTACTTCTCTAGCTGCTGCACGTAGGTTTGATACGTTGGTTCAAACCGCTACTCCTACTGGTAGTCAGTGGGAAGTAGGTAAGACTTGGCTCCAAAACGATGACGATCTTACGTTGTCTATTTGGAATGGTGGTGCTTGGACTGCTATCACTTCTGGTGGTACGTTTACTGAACAACCTAGTGTTGTTTATGTGGACCAAGCATCTGGTGATGACAATAACACTGGTCACCGTATCAGTACTCCTAAGGCAAGTATCAAAGCTGCTATTGAACAGATCAACGAAGACATTGACATTGATCTGACTAGCGGTGGTAGCGGTTACGTGGAAGGTACTTACAATACTGTCAGTTTGACTGGTGGTACGGGCACTGGATTGACTGCTGACATTACTGTTAATGCTACTGGTAATGTTTCAGCTGTTACTTTGAACAGCCGTACTCCTCTTATTGACAGCTATTACATCGGTGATGTTCTGTCTGCTGATGCTGCTGACCTTGGCGGTTCTGGTTCTGGTCTTGAGATTACTGTAGAAGGTGATGGTGACGGACAGATCGTTGTGGTGTCTGCTGGTGTCTACCAAGAAATTGCACCTATTCAAATTAAGCGTCGTAACGTTTCTATTATCGGTCAAGCACTGCGTAGCTGTATTGTACATCCTACTCAAGCTACTGAAACCAACAACCTGTTTGAACTGAACAGTGGTAGCTACTTGAGCAGCATGACCTTTACTGGCGTTAAAGCTGGTACGGGTACTGGCAACACTCTTGATGCTACTCTTCCTACTACTCAAGGTTGGAACGCTGCATTCTATAACAATGCGTTCATCACTAAATCTCCGTACATCCAGAACTGCACTAACTTCTCGGATAGTGAGATTAACAACAACGCTTTAAATGCACATAACCCTGCTGGTGGTGCTGCTGGTGACATTGACTCTGCTCCTACTGGTGGTGGTCTGCTAATCAACGGTGCTACTCCTCACGACGATAGCCCCTTGCGGTCTATGGTTTGCGACAGCTACACCCACGTTGCTTTAAATGGTCCTGGTATCCTTGTTACTAACAACGGCTATGCTCAGTGCACCAGTAGCTATGCATTCTTTAACCGTTATCACATCAAGTGTCTAAATGGTGGTCAGGCTAACCTGGCTGCTTCTACTACTGACTTTGGTACTCAAGCACTTGTTGCTGACGGTAAATCTACAACCAACATTTTCACTGCTAATTGTGTAACCGCTGTTGATACCAGTGGTGCTGCTGTTACAACTATTCGGGTTAGTAATGGTAATGCAGATGCATCGTGGCATGGTTCTACTACCCGTCCACAAAGTAACATGTTGTTGGCGGTAAATAGTGAAGCACAGATCTACCCAATCCTTCAGTCTGTTCCTCAAGACCAAGCTACATTTGATGCTGATCCTGCTGGTTACACTGGTGACTGGATTGTAACAATTAGTCGTCCTGATCCTACTAACCGTAGCAATAACCTTGGTTTTAGTGCTAACGTTGCAACTGGTACTGACAACGTTCAGTTCTTCCTCCGTTCCCAGATCGCTTCTAGCGGTCACACGATGGAGTACGTCGGTTCTGGTACTAACTACACCGCACTGCCTGAGAATGGTGGTGTGCCGATTGAAGCTAATCAAGTCGTTGAATCTAACAACGGTAAGATTTGGACTGCTACTACCGATCACAACGGTAAGTTCAAGGTTGGTGACTTCTTTGAAGTAGACCAACAGCTTGGATTTGTTACCATTCCTGAAGGTTCTATTGCCTTTGACGTGTTGTCGGATACGACCCCTCAGCTTGGTGGTGATCTTGACGTAAACGGTCAAAGCATTGTAAGCACCAGTAACGGTGATATTAACATTACTCCTAATGGCACTGGTGCAATCCTTTTAAATACAACAACTGCTGTTGACGGTGCTCTTGGCGTCAGCGGGGATACATTGCTTGGCGGTCAGATTTTCCTTGAAAATGGCACAGCCACAGACCCAACACTTGCTTGGGGCGGTACTAATCAAGACACCGGTATCTATTCTCCGGGAGAAGATCAGCTAGCGATTACTACTAATGGTACGGCAAGGTTATCAATTGATTCAACCGGACTTATTAGTGCTAATAGTAATCGCATCAGCAGTGTTGCCGATCCTTCGCTTGCACAGGATGCTGCTACTAAGAACTACATTGACACCAATTTTGTAGACCAAACCGCATCTAATGGTGCAGCTAACATTCCTTCTGGTGCTGACGGTGATCGCCCAGGTACGCCTGCTGCTGGTCAATTCCGTTTCAATACTACTAGCACTGAGTTTGAAGGTTATGACGGTACTGCCTGGGGTAACATTGGTGGAGGAACTGCTTACCCAGAAATGGGTGTCTCTGGTACTAATCGTTGGGCGGTTGTTCATTCCTACACCGTCGATGATGACTACTCGATTCCTTCTGGTAGCCATGTGATCAACGCTGGTCCCATGGTTATTAATAGTGGCGTTACTGTCACCGTTCCTACTGGTTCAAACTGGGTTATTGTTTAATTATGGCTATTGAAATTAACGGATCCGGTACGATTACCGGACTAACGACAGGTGGATTGCCTGATGGAAGTATTGCAACAGATGACATTGCAAATAATGCTGTAACTGCTGGAAAACTTGCTACTACACTGGATCTATCTGGTAAGACGGTTACGTTGGCTGATGGCTCTGTAACTGCTGGACAACTTGCTACTACATTGGATCTATCTGGCAAGACGGTTACGTTGCCGTCTGGTACTGGTGGAAAGATTTTGCAGGTGGTTCAAACTGAAAAAACGGATGTAAGTAGCTCTGTTACTGGAGCTACCTTTACGGATTTTGGACTTTCAGTAAACATTACTCCAAGTAGCAGTTCTAGTAAAATACTTGTTTTGTGTCAAATGAACATAAGTAACAACACTGGATATGACGTAAGAACTCGCCTTATGCGAGATTCTACTCCCATTTTTATTGGAGACGCCGCTGGTAGTAGACCGCGTTCTAGTACCGTTTTTTACGGTACATATCAATCAGGCTATGGTGGTTTTACTGTTCCAATTTCCTATGTTGATAGTCCTGGCACCACATCACAAATAACATACAAAGTCCAAGGAGCCACTTTTACTACTTCGACTGTTTACCTTAATCGAGGCCCAAACGATACTGACAGCGCAAATTATGAATCCAGAACGGCTTCATCAATTATTGTTATGGAGGTAGCAGGTTAATGGCGTACAATCACGACGCTATCTACAGAGCTTACGCTGGCACCGTTGTTCGTATTGACGACAGCACTGGAGCCTTCGACGCTAACGGCAACCAGATTGCACTAGATCAATCTCTTGTCGATGCAGCTGCTGCAGAAATCCAAGCGGAACTAGACGCTACCCAATACCAACGCAACCGCCAACCTGAGTACCCCTCACTGGCTGATCTTGCTGACGCCTTGTACTGGTCGAACCAAGGCGATAACACCAAACTTGACGAGTACTACGCAGCGTGTGCCGCTGTGAAGGCTAAGTATCCTAAACCGGAGGTTAACTAATGGCACTACGATTAA